TAATAGAAATAATTAAAATATATATACATCATTACCAAATTAAAAGTACCAAAATGAGTTTTCTTTTTATCTGAAAAATTATATACAATACATCTTTCATTATTACCAAATAATCTTAAAACTAATTGATTATTAATGTAATATTCTATTTTTTTATCCATAAAAGTATAAAAAGGATAATATTCTTTAGTTGTAACTTTACCTGGAAATCTTTTATTAAAAAATTTCATTATATTTTTAGCATCTCTAACAAAATTTGTTGATATTAATTCATAAAAAGGAATGTTTTTTAAAATATTTGATTCTGATTCTTTTTTAGCATAGTAATTATATGCTGCAAATCCGACTACAATTAATTTTGTTTTTTGCACTATTTTTTTTCTTATCAACTTAATAATTGATTGATCATTAGATTTTAATTCTATTTTCATATTAGCTTTTGTTTGATCAAACGGATAATATTTTATTAATTTTTGAAATCTTTTTATTGATTTATCTACTCTCCAATATGATGTCATTGGATCAGTCAGAATTCTATATGTATCAACCATCATAAAATGTGGATGTGCGCATTTAATTCCATCTACTTCTATTATTGGTATATTATTATTTACATTTGTTGGAATGTAACTAATATCACAATAGTTTAAAAAATTAACAAAAATTTTATAAGTATCTGAATGAATTCCTTCTTTACCTTCTACATTTTTGTATCCTTTACTTAATAATTCTTCAGTCAATTCAATAACATCTTCAATAGGTGTTGATGTATAAAATTCTATGTCTGCTAAATCAGGCCAATTATAAAAAACTCCATCAATTATTTTATAAAATGAATCATCAGGATTATTTTTCATAATTAATAAATTTTGGGCAAAACCACCATAAGCAACTCGTCCTTTTCTTTTGATATAATCTTTTATTGAAGTATAAATTTTACTAATTTCATTTAATGTTGGTTCATATAAAGTTTTATATTCTTTAGCTGCATCATCTTTAATTTTATCAATGTTTTTATTAATTTTTTCAATATCTTCAATACGATACATTTCTAAATTATTATATACTAATTTAGAAATTAATCATTTTAATTTAATTATTACTAGATTCTGTTGAGGAATCAGATTCAATATCAATTTCTTCACTAAAATTATTATTATTTTCTGATTCTAAAAATACTGATTCATAATTATTCAAACCAAAATAATCATCATAATTATTATCACTTGTATGATATTCTTTAACAAATTCATCCCAGTTTAATTTATTATCTTTATTTAATTTGATCATTATATCATATTTTTTTTTAAATAATTCTGGTATTTCAAATCCAGAGTCTTTTTGTTTACTTTCATTAAAAAGATTAAATAATTTTAAATCATTTTCAAAAACTCTTTTTGATTCTTCAATCTTTTCTTTTTGAACTTTTAAAATATTAATTTTATGTTGAATTTCTATTTTTTGTTTTGCCATTTGTAAAAATTCTTCATTATTTTCTAGAAATGAAGTTTTTTCTTTTTGTAAAGAAATAGGATTACTAATTATTGGTTTAGTATCTGTTTTTATTATTTTACTTGATGAATATGATTTAATTTCTTGTGAAAAACAACTATTTAATTTAAATATTTTTATTTTTGCTGATATAAAAAAATCATTTTGAAAACAACCATGAATATATGTTTCTGCATCAATTAAATTATCATATGCTCCTATAATATTATTATTCAATTCAATTAAATAAAGCAATTTATCTTTTTCCATTATTTAGATATAAATAAATATTCTTTAAGTAAAATTATAAAAACATATTTTTCCAAACATCTGATTTATCTTTTTGTTTTTCTTGTCTATGTGCTTTAAATGATTGAAATCCTCTTTGTAAATCAACATCATTTATTATTTTCTTTTCTGATTCTTTAGAAGTAAAAACTCGTCTTGAATGTGCTCTTTTACATCTACTAAATAATACTTCTATATCTCCTCCAAAATATTTAAAACTTTCCATATTTTCAATAAAAAAATCTACTTTTACAGATTCATCTATTATCCATCCAAGATCATTTACTTTTTTTATAAAAATTAAATATAATTCTTCAGGTTTATATTCTTCTATGGTAAATCTTACAGGAAACCTCCTTTCTAATCCTGAATTGTATGAAAAAAAACAGGATTCAATTTCATCTTTATAGCCAGCAATAATGCATATAAAATCTGTTTTCTTTTCAGTTAAATTTTCATTTATTGTATCAATACATTCTTTTGAAAAACTATCTCTTTTTTCTACATTTCCTAAAGAATATACCTCATCGATAAATAATATACCACCTATAGCACTATCAATAATTTTTTGAGTTGCTTTTGCTGTTTGACCTAAATAACCAGCAATTAAATCACTACGTCTAGCTTTAACAAATTTCTCATTTTTTAAAATACCCATAGCTAAATATATTTTACCAATAATTTTGGCTACTTCAGTTTTACCAACTCCTGGTGGTCCTTGAATAACTGTATGCATCATATCTTGATTTGATGAATCCAAATTTTGAATTCTAAATAATATATAATCAACTATATCTTGTTTAACAGTCTCCATTCCAATCATGTTATTTAAGTCTGTTAGTGGACCTACTAATTTGTTTAAAATTTTTAAATCAATATTATATCGTTTAGTAGAATCATACATGTTACCTAATTCAATTAAATCTTTTATGCTGTTAATTTCTTTAGTTATTTCTACTAATTCTTTATCTTCTTCTTTAATTTCTTCTTTATATTCTATATAATCATCTTCTTCATAATTAACATAATTATTAAAATCATCATAATCATCATCATCATTTAAAAAATAAATAAATGTATTTTTTTTCTTTTTAGGAGATTCTACTTTATCATTTTTACGTTTTCTATCGTTTGGTCCAGTATTACTCATTAAAACTAAATATAATTTAATTTTAAAATTAAAACTAACTTAAAATTAAATTATTATAATATATTAATTAATGAAAATTATTGCCTGGAATGTTAATGGTTTAAAATCATTATTAAAAACAGATTATTTAGATAATATGATTAAAGATGAAAATCCAGATGTATTTTGTATGGGTGAAACTAAATTATCTTGTCCATACGATGATATTGAAAAACAAATTATTATTAGATTTCCTCATTTTAAATATAGATATTGGAGTCCATGTAAAACAAGAGGAGGTTATAGTGGAACATCTATATTTTGTAAAAAAGAACCATTAAGTGTTCAATATGGATTAAAATATAAAGATAAAGAAATAGATGAAGAAGGACGTGTGATTGTTATTGAATATAAAAAATATTATATTTTACATGTGTATACACCAAATTCAGGTCAATCATTGAATAGACTTGAATGGAGAACTACAGTTTGGGACCGAGCTTTTGAAAATTATATAAATAATTTGCAAAAAACCAAACCGATTATTATATGCGGTGATCTTAATGTCGCACATCAAGAAATAGATTTAAAAAATCCTAAAACTAATTTAAAAACTGCTGGTTATACTGTTGAAGAAAGAGAATCTTTTAATAAAATACTTTATAATTGTAATTTAATAGATTCTTATAGAAAATTAAATCCAGATAAAATAGAATATAGTTTTTGGTCTTACATGAGAAATTCTAGAGAGAAAAATATAGGATGGAGAATTGATTATTTTCTTTTAAGTAAAAGTTTAGAAAAAAAAATTAAAGAAAGTTTTATTTTATCAAAAATATTGGGGAGTGATCATGTGCCAATTAAAATAAAAATATAGTAATATTTTCTAATTTATAGTATATATGGATTCACACATTTTTATTGCTTTGGTTGGTGGTTTAGTAAACATGGCTCTTTCAGTTACTGTACCTTGTTTAGTAAAAAAAACTAATCAACCATTTTTAAATGATGTAAAAAAAGTTTTTGAATTAAATCGTCAGGTTATAATTACTAGTAGTTTAATTGTAGCATTAACTATATACATTGCTCTTAAAATTGCTCCTGATTTTTATGATACTATCGGTCAAATAACTGGAATTGGAGATTCAACATCCTACAATTTAAGTCATAAACCTGTTATAGTTGATATGCAATCTAATCCTCAATTAAAAAATTTAGTAAAATTAATTAGTAATTAATATAGAATGTTTTATATATCTAATGAAAGCAAACAATAAACATAACATAAAAATAAAATTATTCAATCTATCTGATTCATCTCTTGATAGATTTAGATTAAATAATTTATTTATTAATGGTCTAAAAAATTCAGGTGCATTTTCATATCTTGCACTTTTTTTATTACATTTACCTGTTCTAAATCTATGTTCTAAACCAGTTAATATACATTGACCATCTGAATCATTCCAATCTAAAAATATTAATATTAACATGAATATATAATATTTCAAGTATTTAATTGGTGTTATTATAAAACCTGTAAATACATAAAAAATTAATAGTAAATGTATGTATTTAAAAATATTTGCTACAAAAATATTAATCATCTAAATTATTATTATTATTTAGATATTTAATCTAATATTGTTATCCAATTATTATCTTTTAATTTAAATCCTAATTTTTCTAATTCTGTTACAGAATCTTTAAAATATTTATCATTTTTAAATGATAATTCATATATTGCATTATCTTTTTTATCTTTCTGTTTTTTTGTTAAAATATCTACTGGACGATCAGCTATTTTATTAATTTGTTTCATTTTATATTTTATTCTATCTTCAAGATTATATGGAAATGGATAAATTGGATGATTTAATGGAATCATCATATATGTAATCTTATTTCCATCCTTTGTTGTTGAATATTTTTCCAGAAATAATAATTTATCTCTTATTTCGTTACAAATATATTCTCTTGTTAATTTATCTATACGAGCTATTTCTGCCTTACTAATATTTGGAATCATTCTAACTAGTTTCATTAAATATTCTTTATCTTTTGATGTCGAACATACTGCACCCTTAAATGTAGGAATACCTGTTCCACGTTTTTTATCTAAAACTTTAGCTCTTGGTGGTCTTATTTTAAATAAGTCTGGTTCATCAGATGCTAATTTATTTAAATTTTTATCTATTATACCTACTATAAAATTCTCTTCACGTTCTTCATAATAATCTAATGTATCATCAAAATTATATCCCTCTTCAACTTTGGATGATTCTTCTTTCTTAACTTTCACTTTTTTATAAACTGTACGAAACTGTTGTTTTACAAAATTGTTTAGTGATACTTGATTATTTTGTTCAATATCCATATGTTGACGATAATACATTGGAACATCTTCATTTTCATTAAATGGTTGGAATATATAATATTTACCTCTTTGAATTAAATATCCAGATCTATTGTATTTATCATAAACTGTATCTTTATAATTATTAAAATCATTTTCTGATTTGGGCATCATATCTTCTAAAGCTTGATCTAAAAAATAATCTTCAAATAATTCTGATTGATGTTGTAAAAATGATTTTTTTATTTCATCCAATATTTCATTATACATATACACATGTTTAAATCTATATAAATCTTTTATTCTATTTTTTATTAATATAACTTCATATTTTGCTAAATCATCATTAAATGTATTATAATTTATTTCATCTTTATCTAACTTACGATATGTATTCTTTTTTGAATCCCAATATTTTTCATTCAATTTACTTGCATCACATTTTAAATCACATTTTTTGAAGTCACATAATGAAGGACATATTTGTTTACCTGCTTTAACATTTTCTAATGTTGGAGGTACACAATTTTTATATTCTTCCAAATCTTCTGGGAACATATTAGCATGCAATAATAAAGGACAATCTACTGCTGATTCTTTTAATGCTCTTTCTATTTCTTTTACAGTCAAATATTTTATTTCAGCTTTTTGATATAATATTTCATCTGTTGATAATTCATTTGGTTTCTTATCATTTATTCCTATTACATATCTCAATACATTTACTTCAGGATATCTATTTTTATCATTTATTACATCTTGGTGTACACACATACGAATGATACGACCAATAACTTGTTCTACTTTAGGAATATTGAAGAAAACATCAATAATATGAACTTCTTTACAATTCTTTAATGTAACACCTTCGTTCATAACTCTAGAACCTAAAATAAATTTAATGTGTTTACCATCTGAATTATCTGGATTATTAAAAACTTCTTGAATTATTTTTTGTTTAATTTCTGGAACATCTTCACCAGATTCATCAGCTCCACCGGTGACTAAGAGAAATGTTGCAGGTTTAAATTCACTTAAATTCATTTTCTTTTTCTTAAAATCTAAATATGTCAAACCAGTTTTATAATCTAATGTTTCATCTTTTATATCATAATTAGTATTTTCATCTTGATATTCTAAATAACCATTTTGTAATAATGTTTCAGCAAATAATTCCATACCACCAGCTTTTACCAAATTGGAATAAACAAATGCGGTTGATGAACCTTTATTTCCTTCTACTAACATTGCTAACTTTTCTAAAATAGAATAAAACTTTGTAGAAAATTTCTTAATATATTGCATCTTTAAAATTAAACCAGTAATATTCTTCTTATCGTTTTCGAAAATAAAATTTTCTTCTTCTCCTTTTGATAATTTACCTTCAAATATCTTTTTATTAATTAAACTTCGTAATTTAGCACCATCTGTATTTAATTGGGATACAACTGTATTCATACCTTCTGTTGAATAATATCCAATCAAATCTGTTTTATCTTTACTTAAACCTGGAAATACAAAATTTGATGCAGCTGAAGATGCTCTATCTAATGTATCATCAAAATTTTTAGTTGTTTCTATATATGTATCATATTGAAATTTTTCCATAAAACATTTTATTACTGGAGTAAATAACATACCAGAAGGTATAACACCTTTTTCTACTCTTTTGGCAAAAGTATATGGAATAGAACCTCTATAATAACTTATATAACCTCTTGCTTTTTCTTTCAAGTAATCTAAACCACCAGGTTTTATTTTCATTAAATAATTCTTTTCACTGGTAAATATTTTATCTCTTTGAACTTGATCATCTAATGGTCTTATGAAATTTAATAAATCAACTATTTCATCGGCTAAATTTATCATTGGAGTTGCTGTTAATAAAATAACACGCAAGTTTTCAGAATTTTTTATTATTTTCTTTAATGCTTCACCATATTCATTACCTGATATGTTATGAGCTTCATCTACTATTAAAATTGAATTATTCATATTAGTTATACGATCTACAACTATTTCTCTTTCAAATTCACCTTCAGCTGTTTTACGATATGATGATTTAATTTTAGTTTCACCAACAATTTTTTTTTCTACTATTTTTTCTCCAAGTACTTTTTTATAGAAAGTTTTATATGATAATATTTTATAATATTGTAATGCTCCATAAATAGCTGATTTTTTTTCTCGTTCAACTTCTTGTTTTGACATCATATTTAATCCTTCTTTATTCTTCAAGTATGTTTCACCGGTTGAAGTTAATAATTCTTTCTTAAAGTTTTCTCTAGTATTAGGTCCGGGTACTAGAACATATATTTTAGTATTATATTTTTTAACTTGTTCTTTAAACTGTTCTGCTATTCTTATAGCACTCATTGTTTTACCTGATCCAACACCGTGCATTAATATTACACCTCTATATGGTGTATTTGGACTAATTAAATTAGGTAAAATAGCTTGTTGTTCTCTTGGTTCGATTTGTCCTTTAGGACAATTAACAGCTCTATATTTTTGAACATCTTCATATGATTCCATTTTATCACGTTGTGGAACACGATAATAATAAAATTCTCTTTTTTTAAATATTTTAGATAATAGATCTTGATCTTCTGGTTCTGGATATGAGAAATCTTTACTAAATTTAATTTTTTGACTCATAATTAATTAAGATTAGATAATATATAAAAAAAATTGAAAAATTTAGTTTGAGCAATTCCATATAAATTAACTATTAAAATTGAACATGAATATGAACAAAACTCCTTGCAGAGATGGTTTTAACTGCACCAAGCAGTATAACCTCGATCATCTGAGAAAATACTCCCACAACAGTGCTGATTATGGACCAGTGCAACATCAGCATCAGCCGAGACTTGTTGCTTTTGGAATGCAACACCAGCATCAGCCTCAGCCTCAGCCGAGACTTGTTGCTTTTGGAATGCAGCATCAGCATCAGCATCAGCATCAGCATCAGCATCAGCATCAGCAGCAACAGCATCAGCATCAGCATCAGCTGCCTCTACTTTTTCATCATCATGTGGTTGGCGGCGGTGTGGTTGGCGGCAGTCATGCTGGCGGCGGTCATGCTGGCGGCGGTCATGCTGGCGGCGGTCATGCTGGCGGCGGTGTTGTTGGCGGCGGTCATGCTGGCGGCGGCGGTGTTGTTGGCGGCGGTCATGCTGGCGGCGGTCATGCTGGCGGCGGTCATGGTGGTGCAGGATGGTTGCTGATTGATCCGAATTACTCACAAGGTCCAGCTGTATTACTGTGCATGAACCACCAAGGTGGGTTTGAGCTCTTCTACGGGAAACGTGACCGCCGTGAATCGCATTTCGAAGCTGCAACTCGTGAGTTGAAAGAGGAGTCAGGGAAGGCAATCGAGATTACAACACCGACATCACAAACCATCCCATTTGTCGCTTCTTCGAAATATCCTACCGACCAGCGGCTTTACTACTGCAAAGTCGAACCAGCTCCAGGTGAAAAGAGCGGTCTCCTCACCAGACAGCTATTCGCGGACAATCGCACTGTTTTGCGGCAAAGCGGGGCTGGAAGCGAGTTCTTTGAGATGAAAGCTCTTGCTCGTTTTCTGATTGCTGATCTTCAAAGGGTTTTTGCAGCCAACCCCAGCAACAAGGGGCTTATTTTGGTTGGAACTCATGGGGAGTGTGGAGTTCTGAAAGGTCGTGATGCAAGTTATCTACGCCAAATCCTGGCGTCAAATTTGTATTTGACTGCACCAACGCTGCATTCGACATTTGTTCGTCATGCGAATGGCATACAGACTTACCATCTGCAGTAGCCATCACGAGCATCTGTTTTATTCCACTTTGTAGGGTCTGAGACTAACTGCATTCAATTGCAAAAAGTGGAAATGTGACTCGTGGGATTTAGCGATACCCCACGTTTAATACGTTTGAAATCCTCGTCTGAATCCACATCGCTTTGGGTTACAGATCGCTCTCTTCGGAGAGTGCCTACGATCGTTACTTCACAGAGGTAGCAGGAGGGCTGAAAGAATAATATAAATCAAATAATTTTATTTAATTCATATTAAAAATTGAAAATACAAGTTTCTAAGAGTCCCTTTTATAGTTTTTTATTAGTCGACGGACTTAAAACGTAGCTGTAGCGAGAAAGACTCCGTTGAAGCCGAAGCTGAGGAAACACTACTCATACAGCGGGCGCATGGTAGTTTCAGTGAAAGGCTCTTTAACGAGAGTACTTAGCGGTGACCGTGCGTATCTGTTTTTCAGGTAATTTTTTACAGGACTCGTTTTCACAGACGATTTCATTAAAATTCCCCCTTTTTTCGTATTTTTGGGTAATCAAAAACGGCGCCCGGGTAATGACTAATAACCGGGTGAACCCTAGTCAGCAAAACTCTTCTCAATCTTCTCACTCTTCTTCTGACGACCTTCATTGGCGTCAGTTCAAAATCCATTCAGGTGTTCGTCCGAACCACTACGGGAACGATCACCATCAATCTGACATCGGATGCATCCACGGATGATCTCATCCAAGAGGCTTCTCGTGTGACAGGCATTCCTGTTGAAGACATCCGTCTGATCTACGCCAGCAAGCAGCTGACAAGTTCTCGCTCGCTCGCTGAATACGGTGTGGGCAACGGAGCAACACTGGATCTCTCTGAACGACTTCTTGGTGGGTGCTACTGGTGTCATGACTGTGGTCACAACCCAACTGCACCACCACACAGATCCAAGAACTGTGTGGATCCAGCAAACGCTTGGGGTAAGGCACGCGGCGGTGGTGGTCTTCTACAAGCCTTCGGTCTGCAACCCAATCCAGCGCACGCTGGTAGACCACCATGCAAGTACGGCTCTGCGTGCTACCGGACAAATCCGAACCACCTTGCCAAATACAGCCATCCTGGCGGTGGTGGCGGCGGTGGTGGCGGCGGTGGCGGTGGCGGCGGTGGCGGCGGTGGCGGTCATGGCGGCGGAGGAGGTCACGGCGGAGGAGGTCACAGCGGTGGCGGTCATGCACGTGGCAGAGGTCCCAATGCGGTCATGTTCCTTGTGTCGAGAGGTGGTCATCGTGTGTTCATGGCTATCACTCCACGTGGGCAAATCACAACCTTCGGTGGAATGTGGGATCGGGCTGACGCAGATGCATGGGCTACAGCCTGCAGAGAGTGGAATGAGGAGGGTGGTGCATGTGATGGGCACCTCAACCGTGCAGGCTTTCGAGAGCTGTCGGTCACCCACAGGAATGGCTCCAGGACCTCCTACTTTGTGGGACAAGCTCCTCCAAACACCAGATGGGTTGCCCGACCAGGCAACACAGAGACAACTGGAGGTGTCTGGATGACCCGACGTCAACTCGAGGAGTCCGAGCGCGCAGGGAATCTCCGGTTCGGACACCACGTCCTCGACATTGCCAGGAGGATCGGTCTGTGAAGACGTCTTCTGATGCACACTCGGAGGCATTTGGTGCACAAAGAAACAAGAACAAAAAAAAAACAAAAAAAACAAAATAATAATTTTATTATTATGTTTTACTACAGCTTCATTTATAAAAATTTTAGTTTTGGATAAAAAGTTTTAACGAACGATTTTAAATATTTCGCCCAGAAAAAAATCTAAATTATATTGTTTTATAATGGAATCATTAGGTTCAAGAAAATATAACTCACAATTTAGAAAAAAATTAGTTTCTAAATTTGAAAAAATCAAAGACAAAAACGATTATATTGATATATATAATATAATTGTTGAAGATATAGGAACTAATTTCTCCTCTAATAGAAATGGTATTTTTTTTAATATGAATTTATTATCTGATCAATGCATAGAAAATTTGATTCAATTTATTGAAGATAAACTTAACTGTAATATAACTCAAACAGATACAGAGAAAATTAATTATAAATCCTATAAATTTGATGAAGTTGAAATTATATCAGAAATGGGGCATAAATTAAGTAATCAAGAAAAAAATATAATTAAAAGAATAAGAAATAAAGTTAGTATATAATCAAATATTTTTTTAAACAAATGATATTTTATTATCTGATATTTTAATCCAAGTTTCTTTTTGTTGTCTCATCAACGTTTGAACCAAATCATACAAAATATTTGAATTGAATTCTATATTTTTTAAAAAAGTAAGTAATCTAATATTTAGTTTATATTCAGAGTCATTTCGTAATACAATATTTGCATTAGAATCAGAAACTTGATCTTTTTTAGTAACTGTTTGAACTAGATCAACAGATGTTTTTTTCTTTCCAAAATATATGATAGATTTAAAGTTCAAATCGCCTTCTATTAAAAAATAAGTAGCAACAGGAATATTTAATTTTAAAGTAGGATGATACACTTCATTATCTTTGTTCACAATCCAAGAACCAATTTTTTGAATATTTTTAACATTCATTGTATAAATATTAGAATTATCTTCTTTCTCTAAATTTTTAGTAATTATATAAATAGGAATAATATATGCTATATTTGAATCAGATCTTATTTTTGTGAATATACCAATAATCTTATTTTTAATAAACACCGGACTTCCAGAATATCCGGCGAATTTATCAAGGTTTGAAATAATTCTGGCTTTTATTAATAATATCGGAACATCTAATTGAATATTATTAAATGGTATCATATCGTATCCTATAAACTCGAGTTCAATACGATTTCCATCTACTTTCATAGATAATCTAGAATTTAATTTAGGAATATTATTGTGAACTTTTGAAAATATCTTGTATTTTGAAAGATTCACATTATTTGTATTTAAAATCAAACCTTCGTTCCACGATGAGTTAATTTCAATGTCTAATTCATTATTGGTTTCCTGATCATAAACTTTATCTATTGGTAAGAAATGATGAACAGTAATAATATGATTTCCGCCATTGTAGTTGAGAATAAATCCTGTTACAGTATTTTCAACATCAATATTGTTAATTTTTTGGGATTGTAATTTAAGGGTAATAGTTTCCATTAAACCTATGTATTTTAAATATATTAATATATTTTTCAATTTTTATTATCTATTATTAGTACTAAATAGCTTACTAATTTTATTGTAAAAATTTTTCATTATAGGCATGTCTTCAGAATACCATAATATTTTATTTTTATTCCAGTTATTGATCATCATTTTTTTAATTCTATAAATATATTCTGAATTAGGAAAAAATAATTTTGAATTATTTATGTTAATAATATCTGGAACCATTGAAGGATTAATTAATAATGGATTTGCCGGTATCAACCAATCAAAATCAACTTTTGATAAAATAGATGCTTCAATTTCTGGATTATCATCTTGTTTATCATATTTTAAATAAAAAACTAATTCATTAGATAATTCTGCTAAAGTTTGTTTAAATTTTACAGGAATAATTAAAAAATTTATTATAGAATTAGGAGGACCTGATTTATTTAATGAATATGTTAATTGATTAGGTCTACCATAAATAAATGATCTAATTATTTTTTCTTCTAATGTTCCTGTTGTTAAAACTTTCATAAAATTAGTATTAAATTTGTTTGTTAAATCAAATAAATTATTATCTTCAAAAATAATTTTTGATGAATATAAATTTACAAGTTTTTTTATAAAATCATTAATAGTTGTTGAATTTAAATAATTAGAATCAGCCCATTTTAAAATTTCTTTTTTATCTTGATAAATTAATTTAACTATAGATTTATCAGTTTTAAATATATCCTTATATTTAGATTGTAATTCTCCATTATTTCTAATATTTTTTAATTTATTCCATAATTCACCATCAAATAATCTTGGAATTTCTTTATTTTTATTATGTAATTTTTTAAATTCATTTAATTTTTTATCAAATTCTTGTAATAACATATTTTTAGTTTTAGATTGATTAGATATAAAAGTGAATGAATCAAAGAAATTTGTTTTTAATTTTTTAATAATTTCATATAAAAATATAATATCTGAATTAAATTTAGGATTTTTATAAATATCTCTAAATATATCCCATTTTTTATCACTAAATGCTAATTTAGTTAAATCAAATTGTATAATTTCTAATAATATTTTTATTTCTAATACTTCAGTTAAACAACCCATTGAATTAGCTGCTAATAATGTTATAGCATCAGGTATTTTTGTTTCTTCAAATTTACTAATTATTAAAGATACTTTTTCTCCTAATTCAGTTTTAACCCATTCGCGATCTAATGAAGAAATTTCATTTTGATCATTATATAATGAATTAGCTTTATAATCAACTATTAATCCATATGAAAATAAATAAGATATTAAATATTTGAATTCTTTAATATTTATAATTGAAGTATTTATATTTTTATATTGTATAATGTTATTCAAAATATTTCTCTTAATATTTTCTTCAAATGGATGTATCAAATAAAAAAAACCATTCCTATCTATTAAATTTATAAAAAGTTGACCATTATTAAATATATAAAAACAATAAGACATGATATTATTATCTGGAATATTAAAATAAATATCATCTGGTAAAACTCTATTAATAAAATAATTTTCTCTATAAACATCATACAATCTTGATGTAAATGTATAGTTATTATTTATACTATTATTATTTCTAGTTATTTGTCTTGTTTGACTAAATACTAAACCATCATAAATATTAGGATTAACATCAAATGAAACTATTAATTTACTATAATTACTAAGATCATTTTGTTGAATATCTTCTAAATTTTTAAAAGCTAATAATCCTAAAATGGTGGGCGTCAAATCTTCTTGTGTTATTTTATATTTTGGTTTAACATCCTTTCTTGCATTTTTTTTATACATATAGTAAACTGTACCATCTCCTACTCTACCAACGCGACCTTTTCTTTGAGTTCTACTAGATTCAGAAATTTTTTGAACTTCTAATTTACTAATATTATATTCTTTATCATATAAATTAACCTTTGAATAACCATTATCAACTACATATGCTAATCCTGGAATGGTAACTGATGCTTCAGCAACATTCGTAGCAATAATTATTGCTCTTTTATAAATACCATTTTGTACTGAATCATCTTCAATATAATTTGCATCCCATTCTGTATGAATATTTTCTCGTTTATTTTTAATTTGTGAAATTTTAATATTTATATTTGAAATAATTTGTTTATAGTTTTGATTTAAATTAGCAAAATATGGTAATGCTACATTTCCCTGAGGAAGAATTTTATTTAAATATTCAGTAGCTTTTTTAATTTCATTTATACCATTTGAAAAAAACAAAATTTCACCTGTAACTGATTTATTACAGATTTCTAAAATTTTTTCATACGCTAATTCTTGTGCCTTATTAGCAATTGCCTTTTCATCTTTATCAATAATATCATAATCTAAATAAAATTCATCAACTCGATACTGTGTTGTTTCACCTGGAGGAGAAATATGATATCTTCTATCCATATAATTAGGATTCAATAACATATTTTTATTTACTAATGGATATTCTATTGGATATTTTAATGGAAATAATAAATAATCATTAATTTGAGAAAAGTATCTTCGATATATATACTCATCATCATCCATAGTAGCTGAAACAATAATTAATCTAACTCTATTATTTAAATAACATGCTTGTTTACCTAAAGTTATTATTAAATCCATATTTGTACCATGTTCATGTGATTCATCAACAATTAAAATATCATAAATATTATCATTTATAAACATTTCATTAGATCCGTTAGATATTTTCTTTAACATTGTTGGATTTGATTTTAATTGTTCTAATAATGTACCATCAGTCATTATTCTTAGACTACCATGTAAAACTTTATCATTAGTATGATAATCATATTGATGTTTATATTGAATCCAATAATTATTTGTTTTGTTTTTAAAAGTCGAATTATTTGATATTTGTTCAATAGGTAAACCTAATTCTCCTGCAATTCTAGTTGCATTTTCAACAGTTGGTGGAATACGAGGTTGAGTACATGCAACTTTTCCATTAGATATATTATCAATAGCTTTTAGTGCATATAATAATAATTTTGGTACTTGAGTTGATTTACCCTGACCTGTAGCACCTGTTACATATAAAACTTGATGATAAATATAATGTTGAAAGAAACTAATTTGACTAATCCAATCCATTGCATAATACGTAGGCCATTCTTTATCATACAAATATTCAAAATATTCTACTTCCTTATATTTATTATTTGGATCAGTATTGTTTTTTTTTTCAATTCTTATTTTTTCTAAATTTCTAAATTTATCATTAGTAAGATAATAATATGATTCTAACCAATTTTCTTTATTGCTTTCAAATAAATTTTTTAAAAGTTTTTCTATTTTTTTCTTTTTAGAATTAGTATCTTTTGGTAATAACTGTTTGTTAGTTATATTTAGATTTGGTTTAAATTCATTAATTAATCCTGTTGATACTAATTCTTCAAATACTAATATTAAAATTGAATTTTTAAATGCAATAATTATATCATTAATTTTTTGATTATAATCAAATGGATATAGTATTTGTCTATTCAAATTTGAATTTAAATTTATCCATTGTCGTACATTAAATATATTAAATATTTTTAAAAAATATTCAAATCTTGTGATTGAATTTAATGAAACATAATTTTTATCTAATGTTTCCCATGATGATAAATTTAAATGTGATAAAGATTTAGCAATATTATAAATATTTTTTAAATTTATTTTACCTCTTACATTATTTTTATATTTATCATCATTCTTAAATTTAGAATTAAATGGTTCATAATAAAATGTATTAACTATTTTATTTTTTTTAATCAAAAATTTACCATATGAAGAATTAATTAAACTTTTCATGCTTTCTTTTAAATAATTCCAAACATGACCAATTGAATTTTCTTCTAATATCATTAAATAGTTAATAATTTCTTGATTCGTTATTCTATCTATAGTTAATAAATCACGTTGACTAAAATCTTCATCATTAAATTCAGAATCATTGTTTGATAATTCAAATCTACTCTTGTAACATGGTAGATTTCCTTTTCCTGAATAATTATTAGTCATAAAAACTAAAAAATACTTTAATATATCAAAATCCAAACTAATTATATTTGTCATTTGAGCATTATTTGAAGAAATATTAGTAACAATACTCTTAAATTTATCATTAAAATACTTTTTATCATCATCTGTCATATCATGATAATTTACATTATCAGATTCAATTATTTTATCTAAATCCAAAATTGTATTTAAAACTTGAATTAAATAAAAATGTTTCGATTGATTTATTTCATAAGGAAAAAATAACCATTTAATCTTTTTTGCATTTTCAAAATAATTTATTCTAATTATGTTATAAAAATTTCCAATCCATATCCCAGAATAATATGTCATCATATTTTTTTCTAATTCTAAAAATCTATTTAGATTTGGTAAATTTGGTCTTGTGTTTGTTATTTCAATTTCATTCAATTTATTATTAGTAGCTTGAAAAATTTTAGAATCATAATAGTTTTCTAAATTTAATGGAGCATAGTTAATCCAATTAACATAATATTTACCATTCATTATTTCTAATGTTTTTAATAGTCCTAAAAAATTATGACAAATTAGATCATATATTAATTTATTATTATTAGGATATAAATCGAGTAAATTTTCACTAT